CACACTTTCCCTCGTTTGTCAAGGGGTTTTTGATCAGTGGTCCTTATGAGTGGGATTAGATTGACTAATGAGTGGACGTGTCCACGACCATGGTACAGGTGAACTATTACTATCGCCAATCCAGGTAGATGGTTAATATCGATAATACAGGTGATTTGTGTTAGTGAGCGTCGTAACGTAACTGTCTACAATCGTCTGTAAGGGTTGTTGATGGTCTCTGTGGTAGATTGGATGTAATTAACTGTTCGACCCTGTTGTAGGTCCTTCTAGGTGTCACTGAGTGTCAATTAGTGTCGACACGGTAGGTGATACTGACTCGCAACAGATGTCCACACTTGTTGAGACCCACCGCCACCCAGTTTGCATTAGTAATACCTTCGCAATCCTTGTTTGTGCATATCCCACCCCCTAAATAATTTGATATACCACCCCCCACACGGGGGAAACGCGGCGTCACCAACACGATAATAGGCTTCAGAAAATTATGTCATTTTTTTGACAGGTAATCTGCTTTATCCTGTTCAAATCTGTGATAATCATCGATATAGACAGGTAAATCCTTAATAAAAGACACACAATGGGTCATATTGTCGTATTTCGGACAATTAATCACCATCATGTGCATCCAACTAAGCAGATAGAAGAATTTCGTAGGAATCCAAGACACAATAAGCGTCCTCCAACATATCTTCCATAAAATCCTCCCATATTTTCACATTAATGTTACTTAATTTCTGAGTAGGCTTATAAACACGCTTCCATTCGAGTACATTGACCAACCATTCCGCTTGAACGTGTGTCATGACCACATTGCCTCATGAACACAGGGATATTCATCAAAAATGATGTCTTTAATAGCATCTGCTATCTGTCTATGCTCTTTTTGGGTCCCATTACCACACCTAAGGTCACAATAGTGTAGAAAGGACCTCAAAGTCCCGTGCATATACATTTTAGTGGGTGTACAGAGTGGAAGAACCTCTCTTGCACATTCTTTTGCTACACCTGCTGTAAGGAGTTCTGAATACAATCCCCAGGCATGATCAAAGAGGAACTGAGTTTTAATATCAAACTCTGCTTTAGCAATTGGTTCTATGTTGTCTATACTGTTTTGTCTGTTCTTATCGTCTTGTCCTCTCCAATTAGGAACTACAGGGAAGGTTTCTACTTGAGAATACCTTTGACTGAACTCCTGGAAGGAGAAAGACCTATGGCGTAGAATCTGTGCTGCTATACTACGTGTAGTCTTGACTTCTACACACATACTAACCATTTCAAATGGAGACCAGTGTTTATGCTTGATTAGATACCTAATAAGTTTAGTGTAGTCTTTATTGTCTTGATTAGTAGGATTAGATACTCTTGCCATATAAGCAATAAGTTCTTCTCCTTCATGAGTACTATGTACTAGTTGTACTGATGACATGTTTGGGGTGGGATAAAATACAGGTAGATAAAGAATGATCATTGTAACCAGAGTAAAAAGAACAACAAATAGAGTTGTTGTCTTTTCATATGACGTTTCTAGATCATTAGTAAAGAGGGAGGTTGTGTCGTTTAGACACAAGTCTCCCTCACAACCGGCGGGTCCACCCTTCCCTCCGGCTGTATTAGTGTCCTCTCTCTCTAAACCCAGTTGTGGACTGACTTTTTACCTTTGAGTCCTCTAGCACGTTTTCGTTGGTCTAAAGACATACCAAAAACCATGTGTGAAGCTGCTGTTTCTGGGTCATCCATCCACGCTTCCATCATGTCATTCCACTCTTCTCGCTTCAAATCAATGACTGCTTGTTGAGCAGAAATAGCTAGTGCTTCAGTAAAGTATTTAACACCTTGTGCTAGACAGTCTAGTCTGTCGTCGTGTTTAACAGCACCTTTCTCACGACACATTCTACTCATCTGGTAGAACAACATGTAGAGTAATCTGTCTTCTGGTGGTTGGTCTTGATTGGACTTGTAGTCCCATTCGACGACCTTACGATCAATAACAAGGCGATGTTGATTAAGAACAGGCTCAAGAGCATCAATGATACGATCCTCCTTACGAACATTCGCTCGAACTTCCTCGATGTCAATGAGCTGTTTAGTTTGTTGAAGGTGTTTTCGGAATAGTTCGGCGACAATACCATCACCAAAATTAGTTTCGATAACCAGTTTGGTTGCTCCAAATTTCTTACATCCTCTCAGAATGTCCAATAATGTGTTGTCTGAGTACCCATCTCTGTAAGCTCGCATTTCATGCAAGTACAGTATACCATTACGTTGGGAGATATAAGCTGCTGCTGTCTCATCTGTGCCTCTACCCGACGGATCAACTGAGCAGATTGTCTCGGTGTAAGCGTCCCATCTCTCTCCGATGCACATTGGACTGTAGAAATAGTCTCCAGGTAACCCGACAGTTGGGAGTTCTTTGATAACATTGCTGGGGTCGGAGCACCATATGATGGAGTCTGGAGCAGTAGTAGGGTTGACGCTAGTGACAATGAGGTCAGAGCACTTAAGTGGGAACTTTTCTGAGTCACTGAGGGACGTGTCGAGCATGAATTGAAGCATGAAGTTGCTTCGTCCCATTGACGCTTCACGTTCGAGTAGATCTTCTTCATCGAATCTGTCATCTGTAGGTGTCCAAGGTGAAGCTCCATTGTCAATGTCCTCCTGTAGTTGTGGTGCAATAGTATTTTCGTAGTTCTCCATGCTACGAGGGTAGCGTGCAGTCCATACGAATGGTCTGTAATTACGTTCTGCTAGCTTACGATAGATTGTAAAGGTAGTCTGAGGAGTTCCCAGGTAGAGAATCCTACTGTCTTGTTTAGGTGTCAGGATGGATTCTGCTTCTGTGCAGAGTTGAAGGAGTTTCTCCCTCATTAGTTCGGTCATACTGTTGCCAGGGACCTCTATATCGTCCAGAATCATTAAATCTGCACGACTTCCGGTCAATTGACCTGTGATCCCAACACTTTTCACGGACGGTGCCTGGTGAGGGGAACACTTCACATCGAAACTGATACGACTCCATCTTGAATCATCTTTTTCAGGTCTAAGGTGTTCTAACCAGGGTGTCTCAATAATTAGTTTCTGTAAGAAGATAGACATGTTATCTGCTCTCTCTTTAGAGGCAGAGATGATCATTATCTTCTTTTCTGGATTATTGAAGAGAGTCCATAACACAAACGCTCCAGTAATCCACGACTTACCAACTCCACGGAATGCCTGGATTTGTAGTCGCTTAGGTCCATGTTGTAGATAGTCTGCGATAGCATATTGTGCCCTCGTAGGAGAAGGTAAATCAAGCTGCGCCCACAGTGCTTGTAGGAACAGCTTGAAATCGTCCTGTAGGGCGGTCAGGACATCTGTCATGCTACACCAAACCCACCGACACGTTTAGACGGTTGTGGCGTTGAATGACGGATCTTTTTATCACCAGAGAAATTAGTCTTCATGATCTTTAGATCTTCCATTTGTCCACCACCAGGTGCCACCTTAGCAGGTAGTTTTTTGGTAGCTCTGCGTAAAGCGTCACGTAGTTCTTGACCACGTTTTCTATCTACTTCACGCTCTTTCTTTTTACGACGTTTTTCGCCGGGTCTGATACGTCTTGAAGGCATACTAATTAAATCCTAATCGTTCTGAAATTCCAAGGTCAGGCAGTCTCATACCACCAATGTTCCAACGACCATCACGTTGACGTGCTTCTTCTGATCGTTGTTCTAATTTACGTTTTTCTTCTAATTGAGCTGCAGCACGTTGAGGATACCCAAGATCAGCAGCAGCAACACCTTGTGGTTCGATCATATCACCAACCACAGGGATGTCTCCTGCAGCTTCACTGAGACCCATTGTAGCTACGTCACCAACAGCACCTTTTACGTCACCACCAATAGCTTTTTGACCAGCACCAATGATACCTGCAACAGTGCCTAAAAGTGGAACCGCCTTCAGACCCCTCTGTACGGTCCTAGAAGACACTCTAGAGGGTGTTGTGCTAGATTGTATCTGTTCGAGTAAACGCTCGCCTTCCTGACGAATACGGGCGTCTCTCAGGGTCCTCTCGTTCAAAGGCAGCCTTTCACCTGCTCTTGGACCACTTTCAATGGTACCTACGGACTGTTGACGAGCATCTAGTTCATCATAAGCAGTAGGACGACCTAACAGACTTTGAATCTGTTTCTGTTCACCATTTAGGTAGTTGATGATCATAGGTAAACGTTCATTTAAACTTTTACCTTGAAACATCTCCTCCATCATTTTGTATTCTTTCTGACTACTCATCGGTTCCATTCTTAAGTCACGCATGTGACGGTGAATAGAACCTTCTCCTTGGTGAGTATCTGTTATATTAGTACCACCTTTTTTCTGATTTTGGTACATCTCAATGAGGTTCCCTGGATGATTTCCAATAGGGAACCCTTCATCATAAAACCATTTAACTAGTTCTAGACTTTGTTTTTCATCGAGACCAGCAAAGAACGGTTTCATTTGCTGTAAACCACGCATGTGATGGAGATCTTGAACCGATGGAGTAAATACACCAGCGGCTGCTCTTTGACGTTTAACAGTTTCAAAGTCCCAGGTTTCACCATTGACAGTGCTCTGCATTGCATCACTCTGTGCCCTGTTACGTTCTTGAGTATCTACAGCAGTTTGAGATTTAGCACTACCAGCACCACCTCTAGCACCAGCACTGTACTTCCACACTTCACCTTTACTATCAGTGTATGAAACTGGCTTGTCTTCTCCCGTGGTGTATTTCCAAAACCCTTTAGTACTACCATTTCCAGGACCATATTTATAGGCATCTACTGCCTTAGCCCATTCTGTTTGGTTAGTTATAGGGAATGTTTTACCATCGATTTTTACTTCCATTAGCTGATGTAGTCTAAGATCTGTTGTTTTCTATCAGGTTGGAATCCGAATCTCTTCATCATCCAACTGGACCATTCTTCGCTTCCTTTACTCTGATTGCAACTACGGCAGGCGGGGACACAGTTGCTCGATATAGTTTCTCCACCATGAGAACGAGGGCGGACATGATCAATAGTGAGTTCAGATAATTCATAAGTTTCTCCACAATAAACACATGTACAGTCGAAAGACTCTTTAATAGCACGCCTCCAAAGGCGCGTAGCTTCAGAGGACGTCATGGTTATTAGGTTTGCAATGTAGTAATCAGGGTTAGGAAGCAAGGGGGTCATCTTTTAGAATTGGTCTTACGAGCACCTTTCTGTCTGTTCTTCTTGCGAGAGATACAGCGAAGGTTAGAACGATTGTTGTTTTTAGGGTTGTTGTCCTTATGGTCAACTTCACTACCCTTTCCACACTTCATCGAACGACGCGCTCGTGTCCGCATCTTGTCCTTGTCTTTGTTTTTCTTACGGTAAGCTTTTAGGTACTCCCGTCTTTGTGCGTATTCTTTTTTATGATCTCGTGCCATACAATCTCCTTTGAACCATTTCAGGATCTACTTTAGGGAGGACGTTGGCAAGTTTCCCAAGTGGGTTTCCATCCGTGGCAACGCCAGAGATGTCGTTTGTTTTCAACCAATCACAAGCCGCTTTGAGGTCAGAGGTAGTTGCCTCACCCGATTTGATACGGGCAAGGAACTCCTTCGTGACTAGGTTGTGCAACTCGTTAAATTGGTCTTCAGTTGCCTTCTTTTTCATTTAACTAGGTTGTCTAGTTTGTTTTCTATACGAATCATGTGCGATTCTACCCGTTCTAGTGCAGCAGAAAACTCCGCCTTGCTAAGATAGTTCTCAGCAACACGGAGTTCTACGCCGTCAAGTCTACGGTCCAGTTCATGGATCCTAGAATTGAGGCGGGTGGTAATCGCACTCAAACCGGTCACCGCTGCTATAATAAGACCAGGGAGACCAAATTCAACCATCAGACGGAGCGAATGTGTAGGACAGAACCAGAGCGGTAGAGAC